AAAGGCTACCAATCTGGCCGGTCTGGTTGTTAATGGTAAGAATCTCGGCGTCGAACTGCGGGAAACGGCTGACTGGCTGTTTGAGGGCACTATTGATACCCAGCGCCGACCGGCTGGGCCTCGCAGGGCCAAAGGTGGGGCATCGGTTACGGCCAAGGAAGCTCCCAAGCAGGGTGCGAAATACGAGACTAAATACAACACCCATTCGACCATCTGGCGCATGGAGGCCGCTATTAAGCACGCCCGCCAGATGGAACGCGACGGTGTTATTAAGGGCCGTGGTCAGATGGACAGGGTTATTATGGCCCTGCTTGATGATGTTGACGCTAGGCTCAGGCTCGCCGGATTCGACCAGCACCTGTCTAATATGCAGGTTTTCGGAGACAGGCTTATTGTCCGTCTTGCACCCTCTGACGTACTTAATGCCATGACTCAGGCTAACCGTATTAAGTACATATGGGGCAACAAGATTTACAGCAAAGACCCCGCATCGGAACTCAACGAATTCCTGCCCACTACTATTCTTGACCTCGCTGAAGTATTGGTTCGTTCGGCTACAAAGCTGACCAAATCAGGTGAAGTGGATATAGCGGCACTTAAGAACAACGCCCTGCTGACGCTTCAGGGGCGGTACTCCGAGGTCGCCAAGGGTAAGCGCGTAATCATTAGTAATCTTGATAACAACATCAGGATTAAGAACGAGAAGGAAATCCTCAAACAACTGGATGAAGATGCCTTTAAGCAGTATGACGCAGCTGTAAAGGACAATAAGCCTGCTAAGCAGAAGGCAATTATGGACAGCATGATTGCCCTGCATGGTGATAAGTTTGCCGAGATTTCCAGCAAGCGCCTTGATCAGATTACTCAGGAACTTGTTGATCGGTTTACCAAAGAATCGGCTCAGGGCGTATCTCCCATTACCCAGTTGATTAATACGAACATGCGTAACGCCTCACTTGCAGGTGGTAATGTCGCACGTCCTGTGGGTGAGGCTCTTGCTGAATACTCTGCGAAGGTATTGGAGACACTTGATAATGGGACTCTTGGCGACCATCTTTCTGCTCTTGTATCTCGACCGCCTTTTCCCACTACTGATAAAGCTGTTAAAGCGGTTATCGACGAAAACCGAACGCTTATACAAAATAGTGCGGCGACGGCGGAAGAAGTCCGTCACGCACAGGCGTCTAACAAGAACGTTGAAGGAGCGGAAAACGGCCCGAAGGTAAATGCCGAGGCTTACCAGAAGGATACCCAGCTTGTAGACGAAATGGCTAAGCCCGCTGACGAAATCAATACCGATAAGGTATTCGATCTGGCTATTCGTGAACGCAACAAGGATATGCTGTACCGCCTGTATGGAACCTCGCGATTCTTCAACAAACGTACTGGTATGCCTATTTCGTTCGACGTACTGGCCGGGTCTACTCATGCCAGTGCTTTGCTTATGACCACCTACCATGAAATTCTTCGTGATCTGGTTCGGAAGGGATACAGCAACGAACAGTTGAGGGTCGCCTTCAATTCCCTGAAAGAAGGCCCTCCCGCCGATCAGATCGCGGCTGAATTGAACGGTGTTCTGAGCACGATGTTCGATACCAGCAAAACCAACTTCCTGAGCCGTAACTCTGTTGGCCCACAGCACCTTAATGAAGTTATGGAATCTGTGGGCTTCGATATGGACAAGTTCCGTATTCCAGAGAACGCTACTCCCTACGAGATGATGAACATATGGAAAACGTGGGACGTTACCGACGTTAAAGACTTCTTCTCGAAGATGATGGGTACGATGGTCAAGGTATCCGAGGACGTATCAATGGGCGCGTCCTTTACCAAGCACTTCGGTTCGGAAGTCGCCAAGCCGGGATACGTTAAGCTGACAGATACCACCAAGAAGGTAAAGGACAGGAACCCGTTCTTCGATCTTATTAATAAAGACCTGTATTACCCTGAAGAAGTCGCTAATGAAATGGTTCACATTGGCCGACTTCTTACTGAGTCGCGCTCTTTTACGCCTAAGAGCAAGCTCTATACCTTCGTTACGAAGATCATGGACCCGACTATCTCTAACCTGAAAATGACTCAGACGACGATGAAGCCGGGTCACCACGTTATGTCCATTATCGGGGATACGTGGCGGAATAACCTCGCACTAACCACCATCGGGGTATTCAACCCTGCCAAGCAGACTCAGCTGTATTTCGAGTCTGCCCGCATTCTGTGGGCCGCTGTAGGTGATATAGAGGAACTGTCTGCTTTTCAAAAGTTCCAGCGCGCTCAGAGCATTACCAACGACCTCGTACTCGCAAAGGAAAGCCGCACTAAGGTAACAGGCAAGTTCAAGGGGACGGATACAGGGGCTGAATACTTCGGCAATATCAAGGGTGGCGGTAACATCAGCCGTAAAGACCTGTATTCCATTATGCAGGCCAACGGTGTAGCTCTTCCTGCCCACCTTGGCGGTATGGCTGAGGACTTCGCGGCCAACTTCGATACTATGTCTTTGGGCGAGAAGTCAACCAATAAGATAGCTGAAGGCGTTGCTAAGGTAACCACCGGACTTGACCGGCTGGCTAACCCCATTAAGCCCAAGTTCGGGATGAAGAACCCCTACAGCCTGAACAAGTTCACCGCCAACCGCGATACGTGGACTCGTGGCGCTCTGTTCCTTGGTGCCATGCGTTCCCGTAACTTCTCGTCTGTAGAGGAAGCCGTCAAGTATTCCGCTGAATTCGTTCGGAAATGGGCACCCACAGCCGTTGATCTTGGCGCGGCTGAGGCCAAGTATCTGCGTCGTGGTATCTTCTACTACACATGGATTCGCGGCATGGTTCCGAGGATTATTGAGTCCACTCTCATGCGTCCCGGTATTGCCTCTATTCCGAACAAGGCCATGTATAACCTTGCCATTGCCAACGGTATTGACCCCAATAGCATTGGTGACCCGTTCCCCGAGGGCACGCTGTTTCCAAGCTGGTATACAGAGCGTGTTATCGGCCCACAGTACAAGGTCGGAAACGATCTGTGGGGCGGTAACCCTACCGGGCCGCTGGGGGATATCCTCAATACCGTAGGCTCGAACATCAAACCCAAGGATTTCATGACCGGGCAAGCCTTCATGAAAACAGCCGGTACGGTGTGGAACATGAGTACTCCGTTTATCAAGGCACCAATCGAGTTTACGACAGGAAGGACGCTCGAAACCGGCGCTCCGATTGACGACAGGGCACAATACCTGCAAGATTATATCGGGCCGGTTCGGTTTGCGTCCCGTATGGTCGGTAAGGAAATGTACCCGTCTATTGGGCCGGAAGGTATAGCTCAGGCCAACAGGACGGAATCCAAATACCGTGAAGGCATGACGCCTGACGAAACCACGAAGAACGCCCTGCCAGAAATCCTGAACTACCTTACCGGTTTGGGCTTTACCAACTACACCAGTGATTCGGCTCAGAAGTCCGCAGAGTTCCAAGAAAAAGACAAGCTCATTAAGGCAAAGAAGGAGGCTGAGAGGTTTCAATGACATTCGGAGTATCCGTAGCGGCATATAACAAAAAGCCGAATACTTATATTCAGAAGGTTCTTTCACCAGACCCTACTGTAAAAGCTCCCGATGTTGCTGGTTCCGCTACTGCTCAACCTCAACAGCCTACAAAGACGGCATTGGGCGGTTCCACCGCGCCCGTAGCTTCCGGCTTTGTGAACAACATTCAGTCGCCCGTATATCAACCGCTCTATTCTGGTGGGCTGGGCCAGAAAAATGACAGCATATACGGGCGTCTGAATGCTATTAACGAAACGACCAATGTACGTGACGAGGAAACCCGTACCAAGGTTGATATCCAGAACCGCCGTATCAATGCCTTCAATAACAAACTAGCCAGCCAAGCACAACAGATAGACGGTGACTTCTCCGGTACTGGTGATTCTGGACTCGATGCCGAGCAACTGGATAATGCCCGCGCTATTGCCAATATAGGTAAACAGCGGGGTATGTCGGATCAGGGTATCCAGATCGCCCTCATGACGGCACTCACGGAATCCGGTCTGCGTAACCTCAACTACGGTGACAGGGATTCACTGGGTTTGTTTCAACAGCGGCCTTCTCAGGGCTGGGGTAGCCGGGAACAGGTCAGCAACCGTGAGTATTCAGCGGCCAAGTTCTACGACTCGCTGGCTAAGACCAACTGGCAGGGCACGACTCCGTGGATGGCCGCGCAGAATGTCCAGCGTTCGTTTGACCCCACAGGGAGTAATTACCAGAAGCAATACGCTCTGGCCCAACGCGCCTTTAATGCCATATACAATCCCGGCGCGGCTTCTGTGGGCGGGTCAAATAGCGCTAGTGGCTGGATTCAAGCCTATAACAACAAATACGTCGATTATGACGGAGCTTTCGGCGCTCAATGCGTAGACCTATATAACTACTATACCGCTGGCTTTGTGGGCGGTAAGAACATTATGGTCGGGTATGCGCCGGAAATCTTCAACGCATATGACAGGTCTGCTTATACCCGGTATGGCGGTAATATACCGGGGCGTATGGGAGACGTGGCGGTATTCAGACCGGGCGGCGGAACTCCTGTGGGACACGTCGCCATTGTCGTTGGAGATAACGGTAACGGCACGCTTAGGGTACTTCACGCTAACGCAACACCAGCCGGTCACCGGGGCAATACCATCATATCCAATATATCAAAGGCTTCCCTGATGGGATACCTGCGACCTAATAAGCTGGGAGCTTAGGTGTTTACTCTTATTTTCTGGAAAGCAATTGCCGAACGCGGTCTAAAGACATTCGTGGAAGCATGGGCGGCGGCTCTGGTCGCGGACGCTGGAGGTCTGATTGACGCAGACTGGATTGGCTCCCTGTCCATCGCTGGAATGGCTACTCTGATTGCCGTCTTGTTGAACATCGGCGTTGGCCTCTCAACCAACGGCTCCCCTTCACTGGGAGATGCCGAGAAACTTAGTCCGGTGTCTGTCAAGCCCTGACTAAGCAGGGAGAAGGGCAAGGCGAACCTGACGCGACACGCCCGACACCTGAAAGGCCACCTAGTTCCTAAGACTGGGTGGCCTTTACATTTACAATTAAAGCATGGCTGGGAACCAAAAACAATACGCTGGCGTGAATCTGCCGCCACGGTCGGAATGGATCACTCGGGGAGCCTGCTCAGTAGAGACAGCGCCCTTCATGGAAGAGAAAGAGAACTTTGACGCCTGCAAGGAAGTATGCTCGCACTGTCCGGTAATAGACCTCTGCTTGAAGTACGCAATAGCGAACGACGAGAAGTATTTCGTATGGGGCGGTATGACCCCAGCAGAGAGGACAAGATTCAAGAAAAGTGTGGACGTGAGCCGCGTCCCTTTAGAGTTTCGGGATCATTACCTAAAGGTAGAGGGTCGGGTAAAGCGCGGTAACGCCTCCCCGACCCCCAAGCCTGTTAGAAATCCTGCCTTGGATTATGTAATTGATCCCGAGTTCTTGGAACTCATAGACGCTCTCTGAATAGCTGTCTTGGCGTAACCCTTCTGCTGGAGCCAATACCTACCGTGATTAGCGGCATA